ACCGTAACCAACAGCAGTATTTGCAACGCTTGATGCGCTATTTGCACCAGATAAAGCATTAACTCCAATTGCCGTATTTAATGCTTGACTACCACCACCCTTACCAACAGTAAGACCTGATATAGAAGCATCATTAGCTAAAGTTAAGCTAGTGCCGTTAAAGGTCATGTTGGCAGAACCAGCCAATGAACCGCTAGAATTGTATTGGACTTGAGTATTAGAGCCACCAGCCACGCCAGCACCGCCTTTACCAGCGATGATCTGCACAACACCGGCGTTGTCTTTATAGTACAACTTGCCGTCGGTGATGTTGATTGCCAACTCACCATTGACGAGGTTAGCGGCCAACGGCGCTGTAGCCGCTGTGGTGCTGTAGTATAACGAAATTGGTGTGTAGCCTGTAGCTGCCATTTTTATTCCTTATTAAGGTATGCTAATACTTCTATTGGTTTTACAAACCGGTCATTTTTGTGTTCGGTGGATTCCCACCATAAAAATTGATTTTCTGTTAAATATGACCGGTCTTTTAACAGATTGATGTTTTCTGGATGTCCAAATATTAGTGGATCAGATGGGCCCCATAACACAATGCCCGAAACACCTTCATCCCATGCAAGATGTTGGAAAAAACTATCTACACCAATCCATGTTTTGCATTGCCATAACAGTTCTCGCAATGCTGCAATTGGCAAGTTGGTTCTAAAATCAGGTACTAATTGCTTTTCACCAGTTATACCAACTTGAATAATTGGCGCATCAATCTGTGCTATGAGCTCTTCCCAATACGGATAGTTTTTTGGGTTTTCTTTATTTGTTCGCAGTTTTTGGGCGTACGGCGCGATGATAATCACAGATACAACTTCCTATATGCGTCTTCTAAACTGCCCTTCCAATTCCACTGCGCCATCTTTTTATAAATGTTCCAGCAATCAATATCACCAAACATCTTTTGTGCCATCTCAATTGAATAGCCGGGTACTACTTCAGGATAGCATGTAAAAACAAGGGGATTGCGAACACTAGGCAAAACGTGGCTAAAGACAATATGATCCCCAAGACCAGAATTAAGCACCACAATAGTGTTGTCTTTGTGCTTGAGGATATTTTTAAATATTTGCTCATCATGCTCAAACATCTCCATTTTAGAACCATCACGAATACCGCCTTGTGGGTTCTTTAAATGCCATGTTACTGCGTTTGGTACTGCTAATAGTTTGTAGCCTTTGTGATGCAGACTCCAGCTAAACAGCGTTTCTTCACGGTGGGCAACTCGAGAAAGTCCCAAGTTATAATCGCAAACGCCAGCTCTATAAATAAAACTGCAATACAAATGCTCAACTTCTTTAACATCTTTTATTAGCCCCCACTGAATGTTAGGCTCGTTTTCAATGTTGACAATTAGTCCAGTTGCTTTTAAATACTCTGGCATATGGGGTGGGTTTAATACTGAACCGCCAACTGCACCAACATCGTCACTAATATGTTTTGCTAGATTTTCTAATACATTACATTCGGGTACTGCATCATCATCTACACGCCACACCCAATCGTAACCCATCGTGTTAGCTTGCTGGTGGATGTGGTGTTGGCCTTTTTTACCAGCAAACAACCACTCCCACTCAATTTTCTTTGCTGCTAATTGCCAAAATAAGTTTTGGTATAGCGATTCTTCTCGCATGTCTTTAGGCTCATCATTATCATCAAAGATAACCAGCTTGTCGACTTTGCGAGTCTGGTTGATGATTGCCTCTAAGACCATAGGCAATGTGCTAAAATATCTACCGCGCGTGGCAACACTACATAAAATTTTCATGCAGCTATTATACTATTAAAATGTACCGCCAGTAACCCCGCCAGTGATTGCTCCAGTAATTGCGTCAATCGTCAAACTGGTATTTACATACACTGCTTGGCTGCCCGATGTGCCAGAAGAAAAATGCACATAACCGGGATTGACTGTGGTGTTGGTAGCTACTGTAACATTGGTTGGTGTAATACCACTATAACCTGATATACCGCTATAGCCAGAATAGCCGCTGTAGCCACTATAACCGCTTACGCCGCTGCCACTAAATCCGCTGATACCACTAAATCCGCTGATACCACTAAATCCGCTGATACCAGAATAGCCACTGTAACCAGAATATCCACTTACACCACTACCGCTATATCCGCTGATACCACTAAATCCAGATATGCCGCTGTAGCCAGAAAATCCGCTGATACCACTATAGCCGCTGTAACCAGATACACCACTACCGGAATAACCAGAGAATCCGCTGATACCACTATAGCCAGAGTAGCCACTATAACCGCTTACGCCAGATCCACTAAATCCACTAATTCCGCTATATCCGCTGTATCCGCTAATACCACTGTAACCACTAAAGCCACTGTAGCCGCTTACGCCAGATCCGCTAAATCCGCTAAATCCGCTATATCCAGATATGCCACTGTAACCACTGTACCCCGATACGCCAGATCCACTAAATCCACTGATACCAGAATAGCCACTAAAACCGCTAATACCACTGTAACCACTAAAGCCACTATAGCCGCTTACGCCAGATCCGCTAAATCCGCTGATACCACTGTAGCCAGAATATCCGCTGTAACCGCTGTAGCCGCTTACTCCACTACCGCTAAATCCACTGATACCAGAATAGCCACTAAAGCCACTGATACCACTAAAACCTGATATACCACTAAATCCGCTGATGCCGGAATAGCCACTGAAACCGCTGATACCACTATATCCGCTAAAACCGCTATAACCACTGTAGCCAGAAAAACCACTTACGCCATTGGCGATTGCCAAAATGATGGCTTGGTTGTTTGTAAATGCTGATCCAGTGGATAGCACTAACGATACTGGAATTGTAAAATAGTTACCAACTTGGGTTGGTGCTGCGGTAATTTTCCATGTCTGCTGATTAGCGCTACTAGTTTGGTCTTGGATGACAATTTCTTCGGTTGCCATCAACAATTCTAAAAAGACAGTAATGTCTACGCCGTTAGCTGCAATCTTACTGACATTTAATTGTGTTGCGCTTGTCTGTGTGGCATTATTCCACAACAGATAATCAGAACCGGGATCACCGCTGGTTGCACTGGTATTGGCTTTGTAAAAATAGTAACTGCTTGATACACCGCTTGCACCACTAAATCCACTAATACCGCTGTAGCCACTAAAACCAGATTGGCCACTAAAACCGCTATAACCAGATTGGCCACTAAAGCCACTGATTCCAGAAAATCCGCTGATGCCGCTAAAGCCAGAAAATCCGCTAATGCCGCTATAGCCACTGTAGCCCGATGTGCCAGATCCACTGTATCCACTATATCCGCTAAAGCCACTGTATCCAGAATAACCAGACACACCGCTTGAACCAGAACTTCCAACACCACTATAGCCAGAATAACCGCTATAACCCGATGTGCCTTGCTGACCACTATAGCCAGAATAGCCACTATAACCAGATTGACCTTGTGGGCCAATAACAGAACCACAATCAATTGTAGAGCCGTTGGTTTCAGTAAGGATTAAATGGCCAGAGCCATTAATTGTTGCTGAAACAAATCCCGGAATCGGACCAATCGTAGATGTTGTACCATCGGAATAGTAAAAAATGATGTCATAGTTTGGCAACAACGCCACTGACGTGATTAACTTTCCGGGTACGACAAGATTGGCAATTGCCGAAACAAGTACCTGCTTTGATACGCCTTTTTGTACGACTACCGTTACTTCATTACCTGTTAGGGTTGTAGCTGTCGGTAGCCCTGTAATGGGCTGATCTGCCATTTTCTCTTATGTATAAGTAAAGCCGCCATGACTTGTGGATGTGCCAAATGGCGATATCACAGTAACGTCAGCAAGACCTGCCATATATGCTGGAGTTACGGCTGAAATTTGTAATGAGCTAATTAATGTAAATGTAGCTTGTTTGCCAGCAATAACCACAGAATAAACATCTGTTAAGTTGTTGCCATTGATTAGTATTGGTGTGCCACCAGCTGCTGGACCTGTATTGGGATTGATTGCACCAATTACTGGGTTCAAACTCATCGTGGAGTATGGTGAATTATTTGCGTATGACAAATCACCAGATGCACCAGAATCAGGAGGAACACCTTGAATAAAGATTGAGTCTGGGCCTTCTGTAAATCCACCCGGCAACAAAATTTCTTCTGGTGTTAATGCAATAGATACATCTGGGCGCGGAAACCGCAAAGCAATGTTTTCAGTTTGCAGTGCGGGTAAGCGCCATGGGTCAAAATTATCTTTGTCATCTTTGCAGACCCGCATTCCGGGGAAATTGGGATCTGGCATTAACTCGACGTACGGAAACTTCCTGCTGCAGCGATCACAAATCCCTACAGCAAGAACTGAGTTTCCGCGAGTGTCAAGATAAACAGGCATTTAATTGCCTTAAGCGGATTGACCGTCTAACTTAATCAATTTACCAGTTACAATCAAACCAACTGCATATGTACTTGCACTGGTTTTTAATTGCCATTGAATATCAGTCTTTTGACCGTATGCAAATGGATCTTGTGTGCGAGTAGCAGTGTAAATTGAAGTAAATGGTTGTTGTAAAATAGATGACTGAACACCTGTTACATTG